CACCCCCTTACCCCACCCCTCAAGAAGCAAGTACCTTATAAAGTCAAGGCGTACACCTTCAAAGTCCTTCTCAAATCGTCGCAAGGCTTCTCAAATCGTAAACTTTACAAGATGAGAAGGTAATAGGTTCCATAATCATTAGACATATCAAGGGGTTACCATAAGTAGTTGATAATGCGTATCATTCTCACTTCACTCCCATACACCCTATATAAGAAGGTTATCATCTTGTTATGACTATTAAATAATTATTAAAGGGGCTTGACTTGTTAGTTTATTACGCTATCCTTCCCTAGTCTTGTAACAATCTATCAAGTTAAGGGACTTGTTCACTATCTGTTCTAGAAAAGGAATTGCGATAACACATTGACTCGTACTTATGACATATAGAATTGGCTTGCAAAGGGTTTATAAGTATGTTAGGCGGACTGTTGACATAATAAGGAAGGTGACTAGCACGTTATAAGAAGGATGTAAAGGAAATTGTTAGCTTGACATTACGATTGTTTTGGTCTACCCTCTTACATCTTATTATGTAAACTAACTGGCTGCCATAGATTAAAGCGAATGTCAATAGAGCGAACACTTTTATTTACACCTAACGGTTAAGGAATACCTACTCAATATATCTATATAAGGGAAGGTAATATTGTTACAATCGAATCGATTCGTTCTTTCCATTTATTACTTTAAGGGTTTTCTTTATCATAACCGTGTAATAACTAGATAGTTTAACGGGGTGATTAGGTAATAATATTGTTATGTTAGGGGGTGAATGCTCTTTTCGTTTGAAGTTTACCGAGTTATCGGGTCATATGGTTTTACCGGAGCAATGACGCAACGGGGCAACGAGTGGAGGGCATACGATGCAAGTTAAACTTTCAAAGAACGCAAAGCGCAAGGCGCGCCGTTATGCTCCGCAAGTTGAGGGTGTAACTGTTCAATCTAGTTTCCCTTTCGCAAGACTACACGGCAAGGTAAAGGACTGGTCTAACATGTCACGGGGGGCGAAAGCCAAACACGGCATGTGACTAACCCGCTATAGTTAAAGCGCCTGTTAAGGGCGACATAGACGGCGCAAGCTGTCCGGCATGGCATCGAAAGAGTGAGGCGTTAACGCCCTAATAAGGTCACTATGTGTGGCTACTCGAATAGGTGAAGCTGTTTATCAATACCCATAATCGCGCCATAATGCGAGTGTGTCCAACGTATGCAGAATGAAGCTGGATAAGCTGACCCCTGCGATACAGGATTCACCCTTATGGAGTGTGGTTATGTTAAGTACGATAGACACACCATTGACGGACGGTTTACGCGGTCTATGCGCCCTTTACGGGCTTGTACCGACGTAACTAACCATAATAGAAGGACAATCAACCATGACAACTAAGACTAAACTAACCAAGGAAGAACAACAAGTTAACAAGTTTGTTAAGGAAACAAAGTTACTCGTTACAAGCAAGCAGATTGACGCTGCTATTCTGGAAGCGCAAAGCCATGCTATGACTACACAAGAAAAGTATCACTTGATTGCATCGTCTATCTTGTGTCACTTGTACCTGCATAAGGACATTCTAGTGACAAGACGTATGCTTGACGGTATGCCAGCGGGATTGCGTATCAATGCAATGAAGGCGTACCTTGAACGCTTTGGACAAGTACGTTTCCTTACAGCGGGTGACTTGCTCACTCCCAAGTACAAAGACCTTGAGGAAGGGCTTGCCGTGTACGATAACACCAAGAGTCTTAAGCTAGGAGAGATGCTTGAAACACCTTGGTATAAGGCAAGCAACGAGCCTGTCTATAAACCCCTTGACCTTGACGCCATGATTAAGAACGTCATTCGTCTTGCTGATGCGCGCCTTAAGAAGGGCGCGTCCGAAGCTAAGGGTGACAAGCTGGATCAATCCAAGCTGGATAAACTCAAGGCACTAGTCGCGTAAAGATACGCTTCGTTTACCTAATACACGTAAGGCTATACGCTCCCCTTTATCGAAGCGCGTCCTATGTATGGTGATAGGTTAACCCATACCCAAATTCATTCACACTTTATGGAGGTAACTTAATATGCTAGTATCAAATGTTCCGTGGGTATTGACCCAGTACGGATGGGAAACTTATCTACTTGTAGTCCTTGCCGTCTTCCTTGGCATGGCTGCATTCGTAGTATGGATGATGGTGAAGGGGAAGTAACATGCCACAAGTAATGACATACGAAGACTACTCAGTTGAGATTATCTTGGTACGCAAGGCGTTCAAGCTAGACATCAGACCCCAAGACATACTGCAATGGTCTAAGTTTAAACAGGGTGGCAATGGTATGAGAGACCTCATGATGGTATTGCTTACTGATAACTACCACTATCAAGACTACAAGAAAGCCAACACACCATTGTATAGCTACAATACTATCCAGTGTACGTGTGGTAACACGATAACAATCAAGAGTTAACCTTATAAGTTACTTATAAGTAAGTATATTTATTAAGTTAATCTTTATTAGATTATTCTTTTTAAGTAATCCTTATAAGTCTATTCTACAGGTACTTTAAAAGTCTGTCAAGTAAAATCAACACTCATTAAGAAGGATAATAATATGTCTTTAGTTATCATGTACTTACTAGCTGGTTTACTGTGCTATCTGTTGTGGTCTAAGTTCTTTCCTCATAACAGTCCTTATGAGTATGGTTTATTGTTTGGTCTAGCTTGGCCAGTAGGCGTACTCATGTTCCTTGCAGCCTGTGTCGTAACCTTCCTTGAAGGGGTCTTGCCATGCTCATGGTGGTACGAAGAAGACTAAAGCTTATCTATTCAAGGCTTCGCTTCGCTTACTGGGCTAGGTTTCAGTTCAAGTTCCATGGTTCTGACTACCTTAAAGCTATTGCATACTACTCTAACCGTATGCCTGACACTTGGGAGATAGCCCATAGTTCTATGCCGTATGAGTGGGGTAAGTACACGTTACTTCATACCTTGGGTTTCGCTCCTACCAAAAAGTATTACCTGTTTGTTAGAAGAAAGGATTGGCTATGGAACCAGTGGATACTACCTCGCTAACAAGAGCACAAATAGCTGACATGCTGCCTGACTCCTCTGTTATCGGTTCAAGACTCGCATATGACAGCAGGACTCCTTACCACAAACAAGTAGGCGGTGTGTATCATACAGACTTCTACGGTAGGGGGTGGGTACGTTGTGTCACTCCACTCAGAGACCGTGTATGGGGAAAGACTGTGCCATGACAACCAACCACAATGACTGGGCAACCGATACTTGTACTGTTGTTACTAGGTGGCAGTACTCTGCTAAAAAAGCAGGTGTAAAGATCATTCAACGAGCGCCTCATTCCTTCATGGCAAGTGAAGAACATAGAGTGTACTGTCTAGTGTACAGAGTAGGAACGAGGTGGTTTCCATGGGACATTCCGCAATGACTAAACCTTTGACTGTACACGAGATGGAAGATATGGTACCTGACAACACGTACTTAAGTTCTCGTAAGAAAACGAACTCTGTATTCCAACACAGACCATCACTTGGTGATGTACGTATAGATAGTTGGGGCAGTACGCATGTCTGGTGTACTAAATCATGGGGAAACCTATGGGAAAGGGACATGTTACCAAGATGACACACCTTATAACACACATACCTGATGATGCACTGATCGAAGACCTTGACACTGACCAAGGCCTGTGGTGTCAATTTCCTACAAGGTACGTACGGACAAGAGAACAACCAGTTATATTCTATGGAGACTACTACTACAAACTAGAAAGGTTGTACCCTTGGTTAGAAGAGGAAGTACAAAGGTAACAAGATGTCCGAAAGATTAATAGTTTTACCTAACACACAAGACTACGCTACCGATACTTGTTTCTTTGCTGTTGGCTTAGCGCCATGTAAGTACCTTATCGAGGGTGGAGCATACGCTCTTTACCCAAGGGCTCTTTCCAAATGGCGGGAGGTACCGCAATGAATCGCTATGGAATAAAACGCCCCTTGTGGTTGTTTGTTAAACTTCCTAACTACGAAGACCTTATGACTGACACCTTACTAGCTGCCTCATGGGCCGGTCCTTGGCAGTCTATTGAAGGGGGCAATCTAGGTTTAACAGGCAGAGGCCAATTGTCCAACGGTTGTTGGGTGTATACCTTTAAAGATAACCGTTTAGTACACCACCTATGGCATGAAGGATGCGTACCAAGATGACTCAGTATAACACAACCGCATTGCAGCAAAAGCTGAAGCCTATGCTTACACCTAATGTATACGTCATGTTTAAAAAACAATTAGATCACACAGTCAAATACTACCGTGACTGGCCAGGTATCATGCACGTTTCAAGTGGTGAGGTTATACCTGAAGGATTCACACCACTTGCTAAGTTCATGGCTGGACCCCGAACTTCTATTGTATGTGGTAAATTCCTTCGACCAACGTGGCTTAACGCTGAGGTGCCAAGATGAAGAACCCTATACCTGACTGCATCCTTACCTTTGATGGTGTAAGAGCTGACTACAGTACAGACACAGTACATTTGCACGAGCGCCTTATGCGTGGCTCAGGCAAAGAGTGCGTTCAAACCTTATTCAATCAAGCACCTTACGTAAAACCTCTTGGATATAGTGTTAGACCTGGTGTGTGGTATGTAAAGAAACGTTACGAGTTAGAGCCTTGGGAAAAGGATACTCCTAAATGACAAACAAAATACCTGACCGCAATCTTACCTTTCAGGATGCACGCGATTTTGCTACTGACACCCGTATTGTACAACATTACATTGGTGGCGATGCAGTATTTGTGTTCAATAATGCACATAAAGATATCCAACCTCTTGGCTGGGGTAACCACGGCACTGTTTATTACTTAACAAACAGGCACTTCAGCTGGCCTACTGACTCACCAATACAAAGGTAACACATCATGTACGACATAACAAAAGGTACTGTCGCTTACACAAGGGCAGGTACTAAGTACACATGCGAATGGGTAACACACCATGTGAACAGTGGATGCGTAGCTATCAAGTGGCTTGGCCTAGAGCGTGAGATATACTACGACTCTAAGCTGATGTTCCTTAAGACAGGGCGTCCACTCAGTACAACTGACCACCCTCTTGACATCGTTGCTATAGATGAAGAGTTGGCTAACCTCAGCAACGTAGCTTCGTTTGTTCTAAAGAAAAGAAAGGGATAAAGATATGGCTATCAATCAATCTGTTGGCGTACCTACTGAAGCTGAACGCCCAGCCCACAATCTACCTGAGTTCGAAGTAACCTTCCGATTCAGAGCGCGTACACAGGGCGAAGCCCGACTTGTAGCCTTGCTTATGAAACGTAAACTTAAACACGGTGAGCTCAAAGCTCTAGGCCTCATCGTCAAACAACCCAGCCATCAATTAAGAAAGAAAGGATAACCTACATGTCAACCAAACCTGCTACAGTTCTGCTGCTTGCCCCTTCACAAGGTGTTAAGGCAGCACAGATGACACCTAACGCCATCGTCCACGACTCATGGCAAGACATCCTTGAGGTGTACACCATGATTGCTTGCACTATCTGTGCCGATGCTATCCCCTCTAACCGTACCAAGTTCCTTCGTGAGTACGTAGCAAACAACCAAGACGTGCTTCAGTCTGAATTGTACAAGTGGGTAGTAAGTGGTGATGCCGCTACCCAAGAACAAGTACGCACATGGTTCATTCACTACGCCTTTGAGATCTACCGCACATCACGTCTGTGGTTTGCTAACACCTACTGGCGTGGTCTGACATACGATGATGTCAAGTGGTTGTTCAATGAAGAACGCCGTGTCAAGCTGGGTACTTGGATGGACTTGAACACCAAGATCTTTCCACCAAATCCTTACGGTGTATCAAGCGAAGGTCTTACAATGAAAGAGTACTGCAATGCTCTTCGTAAGTACCTTGTTGAGAACGAATCTGACCTACTGGTATTCAACGGCGACGAGCCTGACTGGGTAACTGAAGGTCTAAAGAATACTAAAGCAGCCTGATAAACACAACGCCTTCTATATCCAGTAAGTATAACACTTAAGGCTGCACTGGGTGTACGGGCATTTTCATATGGAGATAACTACACATGTTTAACAAACTCGAAAAAGGTATGCGCGTTGAATTGGCTAATGGTTCAAAGGCAACAATCACTAGCGTAGGTGCTCGCACTTTCTTTGCGAAGCCTGATGGTGGTACGTTCCGTGACCGTGAGTACAGCCGTGTTGACGGTACTACTGTTGACAAGACCTACAACGTTAAGGCAATCCTGCCTACCGAGAACCTGAACGCTGTCATTAAGCACGACTTCCGTGATGGTAAAGGTTCGGTCGATGCTCGTTACTTCATCAACGCTGGCGGTGACAAGGGTGGTATCGTTGCCCTGACTGCATTCGTTGACGCTGATAGCCGCATCGGTATCGGTTCAACTGTTGGTGGTACTGCTCAGGTCATCAACTCTGTGCTGAAAAACAACGCGTCGTTGGGTGGTAACGCAGTCGTTAAGAACACTGTTCTTGATGGCGCTGCTATCGCTGGCCGCGTAGCCTAAGGTGAACGGGGGAGGGGAAACCTTCCCCCTACATCTTCCTAACAATTGAAAGGACACCACCTACCATGCCAAAAATTGTATATGGTATTGACACTAAGTCTGAGGACTTGCACCTGCTTTGGAAAGTAATGGCAGATAAACATTACGCTGACTACCTTACACCCCTTACTAAAGAGCGCGTTAAGTCTATGCTCCGCCGCAGTGACGCAGCTAAGTTCGGTGCTGTGGACAAACAACAGCTTGATAAGATTCAAGAAGCGTACAATGCACAGGTGCGTAAGTTCTCTTCTTCACACTCAACTGGTAGCAGTGTTGTGTTCGATCTCTTGGCAAGACGCAGCGGTATCAACTACCTTAACAACACCGTTCAATCCATGTTCACACCTAAGGCTAATGAGAACTTGGAACAGTACCAAGCTCGTATCGCCGCTGGTAGCTTGATCGTTACTAACCTTGATGCAGCAGCCCGACTCGAGAAACTTATCCCATCATACACTTCGTACTTCCCTACTACCTACTGCCCTATTGCTAAAAAGGAATTGGTACCTACCCCACCTAAAGACTTCATGAGTGAAGGTATCGAGTGCTCACTGACAAAGAAGGTAGTCGCTGTACAACTTGCCCATAAAATTGTTGGCGATCCAGACGAGGCTTACGTCAGCTTCGAGGCGTATGACCAGAACGTTGGCAACGTACAAGTAAGACTTGCCCTCTGTTCTTATGAATCCCGTAAGGGTATCGTTGCTGGGTTGTATCCAATGAAGGATATGATCACAGTGTACGACCAACGTAACCGTATCTCTTCACAGAACGTAGCCCCTCCATCGGCTGTGCTTATGAAGACGTACTACGATGAAGCAACTGGCCGCCACTATAACTTTGACAAGTCTCGTCATCCGTTCTATGTGTGGAACCAAGGCTTTGTAACACAGGGTTACCTTGACGAGAACCCAAGTATCAAGTTTGATCCAGACTTTGGTGCTTATGTCAGTTCAAATTACTTCGAGATTCTTAACAAGTCTAACAACGTACTAGATTACTTCGATGGATTCCTTAGTGAACCTTACGAAGAAGTGGTACGCAGTTCTAAGAAGGGTTACGAGAACACCTTGTTCATGGGTGTTGAGCTTGAAGTAGAGATGAAGAACGGTGACGATGGCGATGCTAACGGTGCAGCCTTCAAGGTTATGAAGGAGATGAAACGTACTGCTATCACATGTGATGATGGCTCCCTTGACTCAGGGTTTGAGATCATCAGCGTACCAGCTACCCTTGCTAAGCACTATAGTATTTGGGAATCTTTGTTACGTACCAGTGAAGTACGTCATGAGATTACTTCATTCAAGAACAGTACCACAGGCATCCACGTACACATGTCGAAGGACTCGTTTACTTCGGTTGGTCTTGGTAAGTTCATGACCTTCATCAACCTACCTGATAACCGTAAGTTCATGATTGCTATTGCTCAGCGCGAGTCGTCATCGTACGCCCCATTCAACGAGACAGTGATCAAGAATGGTAAGCACACTGACATCTTCCGTACCAAGGAAGGTCGCTCAGTAGACAAGTACTCTGCTGTTAACTTGTGCAAACCTCACACGGTTGAGATCAGGATCTTTAAAGGTACTCTTCACTACCCATCTGTTATGAAGAACCTTGAGTTCCTTCATGCCTTGCATACCTACAGCCACACAGTAGCTTCTTGCACCGACCTTAGCTGGAAGACTTTTGTTAACTGGCTCAAGGATACTAAGACAGGTAACCGTAAGGCATACCCATTCCTCTTTAACTTCTTGAAAGAACGTCAGTTTATTCCTGAAGAACTTAGAGCAGTAGGTATCTCTGAGGAAATCGACAACTCATGCGATGGTTCAAAAGGTTTTGGCAACCAGTACCACCACAAGTCAGCACCTATCGCCAAGGATAAGTACTTGCTGGCGCGACGCAGCACTGTTGCTTCACGCTCTAAGGTACTCAACTCCTACCGTGCTCACTCAAACGCTCAAGCTTAATAAAGAAAGGACTACATACTTATGTGTGTTATTATTGATAAACCAGCAGGGCTTATCCTCGCTAAAGAGGACATCCTTGCAGCAGCCAACCGTAACGAAGACGGTCTTGGTGTTATGTATCGTGACCCATCGACAGGTGAGTTCAAGGTACACCGCCAACTGTTCGACAAATGGAAAGAAGGCGCTACTACTTGGGAATGGATGGAGAAGTTAAAGGATGTACATGCTGTATTCCACCTCCGCATGTCCACCCACGGTGGCGTTACCCTACCCAACGCGCATCCCTTCCAAGTCTTGAACAAGAAGGATCATGGTCGTGACCTGTGGTTCATGCACAATGGTGTCTTCCACTTCACACCTAACCACGCTACTAAGTCAGACACCCGCATGTTCAACGAGATCTGGCTGCAACCTGTACTGTCTAAGGCACCCGACCTTATCTTTGAACTTGCCTTCCATGATATGCTTGAAGGCTTGACAGGTTCTAACAACAAGCTGTTGTTCATGGATGACCAAGGTAACATCATCCGTACTGGTAAGTGGGAGACTCGTGATGGTTGTGCAGTATCAAACAACTCTTACTTCGGTCACTACACTAACACGTACCGTGGCGCAAATGTGTCCGTGGGAAAGCAAACGGGCTTACCACCATCAACGGTAACAAGCTCGACGACGAAGACTACGACGCCTACATTACCCGCCACTACGGCCTCTATTAAGCCAGCGTGGGAACCAGTCGAACAATTGTACATGGTCAGGAACATATGCAAGAAGGAGGAGAATCTTGAACTCGATGATCTGCTGCACCTCAACGAAGATGATCTTGAAGTCTTGGTGGAAAACCCAGAGAAAACCCATGAGCTCCTCTGTGAAGCCATTGAAAGACTCAAGTACTACGACCAATACTTTGAGCAACAACACTATGGATAAGGAAAACGAAGACATGTCAGGTAACTTTATTTTTGTATACGGTACAACTATGAAAGGGTTTGCCCTTCACAAGTTAGTAGCGGATGGTAAATGCTATGGCGAGTACGAGACAGCCGATGCGGACTATGCCTTCGGTGTTGCTTATGGTACACCGTGCGCATGGCCTACTACCTATATCCACAGACAGGGTAAGGTACGGGGCGAACTGTGGAAGGTAAGCGACAAGGCGCTTGAACACATCGAGAAGGCCTTTGCTTACCCAACAGTATCAATCAAGTCTTCAGTCAAGCTAAGTAACTTTGGTAAACGTGTTACCATGTTTGTATTGAAAGATCCCATCACTATCAACAACAAGTCCGTCTTTCCAATTGACTTACCTAACGATAAGGTATACGATTGGAAGAAGTACTCATCATACCAACAACAACTTAAGAAGGAACAACCCATCGTGGCAGCACAGACACCAACAACAACCCAGACACCGGCAGTAGTAACCCCTAAGCCAGCGCCTGTTAAACCGATCTACTCTAACGTTACTCGCATTGGTGATCAGGTAGTGTTCAAGGATAGCGTAGCTTACAACATCCTTACTACCCTCAACCTTATCCAAGATGCCCTCGACACCAGTGAAGTGTCACCTGCCCTTAAGCTGGACATTGAAGGTGGCATTGAAATGATTCGTGACCAAGCAAAGATGATTGCTAAGGTAGCGTAACAAGTTTAGGGGTCGGCGTGGATGGACACGCAAGACGGGTTATCGAGTATTCAGTGGGCAGTCGGTTATACCGCGGCTGATCTAGGCTTACCACACCATAGCAGGTAACCAACCCTGCACCCCTAATCACTTCAACAATGAAAGAAAAAGAATATGCGTTGTAAAGCATGTGATAAGGAGATCGCACACCCAGTGTGGTCTAAGAAACTCGGGAACTTTGACCCCTTCTGCGGTACTTGCAAGGTTATTGCTGGCCGCAGTGTGCCCAGATACTGGGTAGATGACAACGGTAAAGCACAGTACTTCACAGCCGCACCTAAGAACCATTCTCAATTGGAGTACTTGAGTACACCTAGTAAAGATACGAGCTTGGTTAAGAGATGCGTTGACCAAGACAGACCTCTTGGCTACGACGATAGCTGGGTAGGTTTCTATAATTATCTACAGAATGCGTGTGGTGCAGGAGATGATGAACATGGATTACTCGAAGAAGCAGCAGTCCCACGGAGTCTTGATAAAGAAGACGAGTTGTATTAAGTGTACATCTTCTGATGCTATGGGTGTTTATACCGACCATTGCTATTGCTTTAGCTGTGGTAAATACAGTACATTAAAGGAATACGAAGAGATGACAGGCACAGCAGTTGATCACTACCCACGAACAAAACAGGAAGAACCAACTCAACAACCTACTAAGGGCAGCGCACCTGTATTAGACAGGGCTATCAGCAAGGCTACCTTCGAGAAGTACGGCGTTACATTCTCATACGATCAACAAGGTGGCGTAGCTAAGCACCACTATCCCTACCTTACCCAAGGCTTACACGCTGCTACTAAGACACGTACTGTTGCTGACAAAGGGTTCAGTTGGACAGGCACCTCGGGTGGTACACAGCTATTCGGCCAGCACCTAGTACCTGAGGGAGGTAAGTATATCACCATCACTGAGGGCGAGCTTGATGCTATGTCTATCTGCGAAGGTCTGACGTGGCCAGCAGTCTCAGTTAAGTCTGCGTCTACTGCACTCAAGGACGTACAACAAGCGTTCAAGTATCTTCAAACCTTTGGTAAGATTGTCCTTGCCTTTGATAAGGATGACGCTGGGCGTGAGGCATCAGAGAAGATTGCCCAACGATTCCCACCTGGCAAAGTTGTCATCATGGACATGGGTAAGTATAAGGATGCTAACGACTTCCTCAGGGCTGGTGACATTACTGGTATGACCAAGGCTTGGTGGGGTGCTAAGCCCTACACACCGGACACAGTGGTTAACTCATCCTTGTTATGGGATCTGTTATCCAGTACTGCTATTCAAACATCCATCCCTTATCCATTCGAGGGGTTGAATAAGAAGACATACGGCTTACGTAAGTCAGAGCTTGTTACTATCACAGCAGGTACAGGTGTGGGTAAGTCCACCTTCTGTAAGGCTCTTGCTGTGTACCTCAAGGATATCATACCTGCTGACGAGAACCTTGGCATGCTTATGATTGAGGAGTCTACTAAGGAGACAGGCTTAAGTATGATGGGCTTGAAGGCAGGGGTACCTTTCCACTTACCTGACTCCAAGTTCACACCTGAACAGTATAAGAAAGCATTTGACGATGTGTTTGAATCAGGACGATTCTATCTCCAAGCCGACAAGATGTTTGCATACTCTGACATCGATGGTATTATGTCTACTATCACCTTCCTTGCCAACGGATGTAACTGCAAGTATATTGTACTCGATCACATCTCAATCATTACTTCAGGCCAAGCAAACGGTGATGAACGTAGAGCACTCGATGAGATCTCGACAAAGCTAAAAGCCTTGACTATGCAGCTAGACATCTGCCTTATCATCGTGTGTCACCTTAAGAGATTGAGTGGTACACCTGCTGAGGAAGGCGCACAGATTACCTTAAGTGATCTTCGCGGTACTGCTGGTATCGGCCATGTAAGCAACATCATCCTTGCCCTTGAGCGTAACGGCCAAGACCCTGACAAGGAGAAGTCCAACACTATCAACATCCGAGTACTGAAGAATAGATTCTGTGGTCGGTTAGGTGTAGCTTGTAGACTGGTGTTCGACGATGCTACTATGCAGTTCATTGAACAGGATGACGGTATTGATGAAGGCTCAGAAGGATTTGAAAAGGTAGGTGAGTAGTGTTCATAATTAACATGGAGATCTGGCCGTATGGTGACGGTGCTAAAAAGGAAACAGTCTTTAAGATAGTAGGTTACAACGATGGCACCGGTAGTCCGAGTAGTGGTAGGTACGAAGCGTGGATATTTGATAAGAATGCTGGTGATGCTATACCCTCTGCTCGGGAGATCAGAGCGAACCAAGAAGATGATGGGTTCCTTAATATTGGCCACCATGTAACTATCGAACAGCACTCAAGACTTGATGGTATCCAAGAACTTGTAAGGAGGATTCTAGTTGAATACGATCTTAACAAAGCAGGAGTTACCACACAGACGGGTGATCTGTGACATCGAGGCTGACAGCTTAACTCCTACTGTTGTGTGGTGTATCGGGTGTATTGATATTGATACCGAGGAGGAGTTTACCTTCTATGGTGTAGACATGTGGGCTAAGTTCCTTGAGTTTAGGAAGCAAGTCAAGACATTCATTGGTCACAACTACATAGCGTACGATGCTCCCGCTCTTAACAGAATTGGTAACGCACGTATCTCTCTTAAAGAAATCGAAGACACACTCATCCTCTGCCGACTCATGGACCCTATGCTTACTGGTGGCCACAGCCTTGAGGCTTGGGGTATACGCTTAGGTCTACACAAAGGTAAGTTCGAGGACTTCAGTAAGTTCAGCTTGGAAATGCTTGAGTACATGATGCTTGACTGTAGGGTCAACCTTAAGTTGTACAAGTATCTTATGCTTAAGCTCAAAGACTTCAGCAGGTTCAGCGTTGATCTTGAGTACCGTACACAGTACACACTCAGTGAAGCCAGACGCACAGGTTTCTTTCTTGATCTACCCAAAGCTAAAGGTATCTATGACACCTGCCTGAGCCGTGCTAACGATATCGAAGCGCGTATCCACACCATCTTCCCACCTAAGCACAAGCTTTATGAGGTGTATACCCCAGGGTTTGCTAAGAAGACAGGCGAGATGCTCAGTCGTAGTAGTGCTAAGATAGCTAAGGCAGACTACTCAGAGCGTAATGCTGATGGCACGTACAACTTATACATGCTTGAACCTCTTAACCTTGGAAGTCCTAAGCAGTTGATTGACAGGCTAAGCACCTCTGGTTGGAAGCCTTATGTCATGACCAAGGGCGGTCAAGCTAAGATATGCGAGGAGAATCTTAATACTATTCCTGAGGAGTCTAAGGCTGCCAAGGAACTTAGTGATTGGTTAACGTACCGGTCAAGGACTAAGGTAGTAGGTAACTGGTTAGACCACTACAATCCTGTGACTAAGTGCGTACACGGTAACATCATTGGTATTGGTACCTCGACACACCGCATGGCACACCGAGATCCCCAGATGGGTAACATACCAGCAGTCCGTAGCTTGATGGGCGCTGACATGAGGGCTTGCTGGACAGTAGAAGATCTGGTTAACTACTGTATGGTCGGGTGTGATATCGAAGGTATCCAGTTACGAGTACTTGCTCACCTTATGCGTAACCCTGACTATGCTAAAGCTATTGCAGAGGGACGTAAGGAGAACGGTACTGATGTCCACTCTGTTAACAGGGACATCCTTCGTGAGGTAGTACCTGAGTGCACAAGGGATATGGCAAAGACATACATCTACGCTATGATCCTTGGTGCTGGTGATGCTAAGTTAGGTTCAGTGCTGGGAGTAGGTTCAAGTGAAGGAAGAGAAACAAAAGCTACCTTGTTCAAACGCATTGACGGATTCGATAGAGTTCAAAGACTTTGCGCAGACTCAGCTGGGCGTGGTTACATGGTGGCTATCGATGGGAGACGTATCACTATCCCAAGTCAACACCTTGCCCTTGCCTTTTACCTTCAATCCAATGAATCAATAGTAATGAAACAGTCATTGAACTTGCTAAGACCTAAGGCAAGGCACATAGACTGGAATCTTTTAACGGTGGTCCACGATGAAACACAATCCAAAGTCTTACGTAACCAAGCTCATGAACTGGGCAAACTCCAGGTGCAATCCATCATCGACGCAGGAGAGTTCTTCAAGCTCAGATGCCCTCTCAATGGTGAGTACAAGATCGGTAACAACTGGGCCGACACCCACTAACACGTTACGGGGCTTGTCCGCTGATATGAGGATTGTTGACGAGACCCATGTTACAACACGCGACATGATTAATGAGATACAAGAAAGTCTCAGCATTCCCCAATATCATGTAGGTGTACGTAGGTCAACGACAGACACAGTAAGCTATAGTGTAGTAGACCACTGGACCCGTTCTGATCCAAGAGCTATTGATTACGGGAATAGAAGTGAGCAATACCAAAGATGGGGCCATGACTACTACAAACCACCTAGCTACGGAAAAGAATACCAACTACGTCAGATAGAAAAGTTGTACTACGAAGGTAATATAACTAGAGAGAGTCGTGACTACTTGTTTAAAAGTATCTTTGGCAACCCTTGGGGAAGCGGACCTAAACCAAGTAACATGTCTGACGCAACAAGAGTACAATGGAGAGTTGAAGATGTACGCCCTTAGTCATTATTTACCTGCGCTTGAGAAGGATGTAGAAACAATAGCGGATACAACGCATAACACTTACAACTACATAATTAAATTCAAACGTACAACAAGATACACTCTACATAAAGCAAATACTAACCGTACGAGATTCCCTGCCGTTGCCTCTGATCTTGCTTACCACCAAGCATCTAGGTTAGCAAGAGTACTCCGTCAAGTAGAGACACTTAATACTGAATGGGGACGGAAGCCCCTTGACAGATGAGTTACTACGTGCTATCTTAGATATACTAACTTAACAATAGAAAAAGGGAGCCACAAATATGGCACATACACTACAAGGCACAGCGTACTTTGCAAAAGTATTTCCAGAGAATGCTGAAGACAACAAGTACTCACTCGAAGTAGGCCAGCTTACACCTGAATCAATCGCTCTATTAAAGAGCTTGAAGATCCCAGTCAAGGAATGTACTAAAGAAGGTGCCTTTAACAAGGGTAGCTTCTTCACATTGTGGCAGTATGCCAAGTCTCAGAAGGGTGAACAGAATCCCCTGCCTGTTATTGACATGCAAGGCAAACCTATTACTGAGTTGATTGGTAACGGCTCTATTGTGAACGTAGAGTTCAGACCTAAAGACTGGACAATGCTGCACGAAAAGACACGCAAGCCTATCGGTAATGGTACTCGTGCGTTGCTGCTTGCCCTTCAAGTGGTGAGTCTTAAGACATTTGGTGCACGTACAATTCCAGGCTCAAGCTTCACAACTACACCAGTTGATCTTGAGGATGAAGTTCCATTTGACATGGTAGGCGGGGAGTAATCTAGCATGGCCAAGACTCTTAGTACTGTGGTTGAGGATGTCCAAGACCTTCTTACTAAGGGTCTGAGTGAAGAGGTTAGTAAGGATGTTGTTATGTCCTTCGCAACACGCCTTACTAACCTTCTCCTCGAACGCCTTAAGCCTCGTGAACCACGCCCACCTAGACTATACATGTCCATGTTAGGCGATCCATTGAAGCGTATCTTCTGGTACATGAGGGGTGTTAAGCGCCCTGACCCAGACGCGGCAGATAAACTAAAGTTCCTTTACGGCGACTTAGTAGAAGAACTGTTGCTACTGCTGGTCGAACTGAGTGGCCACGAAGTAACTGATCGCCAGAAGCGTGTATCTATTAAAGGTGTTAACGGTTACATTGACTGTAAGATTGATGGTGTCACTGTCGATACTAAGTCAGCTTCTTCCTTTGGGTTCAAGAAGTTTGAAGACAACACCTTAGCCAAGGACGATCCATTCGGTTACCTTTACCAGATTGGCTCTTACATGCAAGCACAAGGCGAGACTAAAGGTGCCTTCCTTGCAGTAGACAAAGAGTCTGGTAAACTGTGCCTTACTCAGGTAGACGTATCTGAAACTCCTAACATTGCTGATCGCATCGACGAAATCAATAACACCCTGTCTACAGGTGAGCTACCTGATTCAGAGGACTGTCGCCTTGAGACTGAGGCTAATGGTAACATCACTCTTGCTGGTGGCTGTAGATATTGCCACTGTAAGACTAAGTGCCACCCTAACCTTCGTGCATTCAAGTACAGCAACGGTACTAAGTACTATACCCACGTAGAAAAACTACCAAGAGTTGAGGAAATCAACCTAAATGAAGTGGTTCACACACCCTGATGATGAGTCTCTTACTCGTTTAAACGGTGAGCTTATCTATACCGGCCATAATGTCGTAGACTTTGAGCAGTATGTCTTAAGTAATTATATTATGAAGGACGACTTCAAAGGCTTTCAACGCGCTTACAACTGGTATATAACACATGGCTACCTCCAACCAAAGGCTCAGAGACTTGGCAAACAAACGTTTTAAATCTAAGTTCGAACAACAGTTTGCCCTTGATCTAGAGGACAAAGGTATTCCCTATGAGTACGAGAAGATTACACTTCCTTTTACACAGGAGCACAAGTACTACCCCGACTTCGATCTTGGAGGAGTCATGCTCATTGAAACCAAGGGAAGATTCACAGGCAGGGATAGAGCCAAGCATCTTAAAGTTAAGGAAGCCCACCCTGATAGAGACATTCGCTTCGTGTTCATGAAAGCGTCTAACAAACTAAGTACTAAATCAAAGACAACTTACAGTGAATGGTGTGACAAACATGGCTTCAAATGGGCCGAAGGGCGGATTCCCGAAGAGTGGCAAGAAGAAGTACGAAAAGCTTACAAGGGGAAAAGCTATCCCACCTACAAAGGTAGAAGTACCAAAGCCAAAAAGAAAACCTAAGTGGGCGCACAACATGGAGGTCTACGATGACTACGACGGAAGCAATTAATATTGTAGCCAAGCTATTGAAAAGATACGAACGCGTACTAACTGACTCTAATACAGATGAATCTGAAATATTAACCCAGGTCAAAGCAGTCAAGATTCTGTACGACCTCGTAATAGAAGGCCAACAGGCATGCACGGACGTAAGCACCTCTTAATACCAGACGCACACGCTAAACCTAACGAGTCACTTGAGCGGTTCAGATGGCTTGGTGAGTTAATCCTTGAAGAGAAGCCTGACGTCATCATTGATATTGGTGACTGGTGGGACATGGAGTCATTGTGTAGCTATGATAAGGGAACAAAGTCTTTTGAAGGTCGAAGGTATAAATCGGATGTCGAGTCTGGACATAAGGCTGACGCCCTCTGTTTCGGAGCCATCCTTCGATATAACAATACTAGGACCAAATCAAAGAAAGCTCATTATAACCCTACCATCTTGCGGACTACCGGCAATCACGAGTATAGAATTCATAAAGCTATTGAGCGTCAGCCCGAATTGGACGGAGCGATTAGCATGTCTGATCTACATCCGAGAATTGATCTCGATATATCAGTGGCCCCGTTCCTCAGCCCGAGATGTGTTGATGGCATTATGTACTCTCATTACTTCGTATCAGGGATTATGGGCAGACCCGTCTCGACCGCTAGAGCCTTAGTAGCGAAGCATCACATGTCCTGTACAATGGGTCACGCACATAGCCGTGACTGGGCAGAAGGAGTAAGAGCAGATGGAGTACGTATGCAAGGCCTTATCTGTGGGTCCTTCCATGATCCTGACCATAACTCGTCCTACGCAGGACCAGGCCAAGCCCTTTGGTGGGATGGGGTTCATATTAAGAACAACGTTACTAACGGGGATTACGACAGGACTGAAATCTCCATCCAACGATTAAAGGAGAGGTACTCCTAACATGCCACTGGCTATTGACTTAGACTTACAGAACTTACTTAAAGACAGGTACGATCCAATGGAGTTGTTGGAGTTACTTGGCTTGAGTATGGATGACGTTATCGAAGCGTTCGATGAAAAGATTAAAGAGTTATTAGATGAAGGAGAGCTACTATGATACTTAAGGCAGAAGATCTATGCGAAGGCGAGACAGCAGATGGCGTTGAAGTGAAAGAAATACTTGAAGAGATTGTAGACCAGTCTCGCTGGCGAACAACTAGACGCTTTGTATACTTATATCAAGGTAAATACTACCAATGGTTCCGCGGTGATGGCTCCACTGAGAGTTGTGACAACGATTGGAAGTACTCCGATGATATCGAGTTAGAAGAAGTGGTACCAGTAACCGTAACCACCACAGCTTATAAGAAGGTTTCAAAATGAAAGAAGACGCTTCCATGCTATACCCAGATTTGGTAATGCAAGACCTATCAACTGCATTGCCGGATGTCGATCCAGCTTTACTGAGTCGCATTGTCTCTACACTTGTGCGCCAAGGCCACATTGGAGAGTTCGTATGCGACGTAGAGATGATCGAAGAACTAGAAACTCTAGAGGACGAACCCGTTCAACTAGAACTTTTTGACCAAGAAAGTAATGACAACCATGAAGAATAAGAAACAAAAAGCTACTAAGAAAGCAGCCTACGTATCGCGCAAAGTTAAAGAGTGGTCGTATATGTACAACTTTGAAGACTCAGCAGCTGGCTGGGTAGCAGCAGACAAGACATTCAAGACTGAGGAACGTGCTATTGCTGATGCGAATAAGAATGGCATTGCAGACATGGCTTGTAAGTTCGTAACAGTGCAACTGAACAAGCTGTGGGATTTAGAAAATGATCTATCTCACTACGGCAGTAAGATCGCCGCTAATTAAGCGATTGTTGTAGTCGATATCTTCTAATACTTTGCGAGGCTGGTAGGCACAATCTCCTACCGGCCTTTCAAGTATCACCTTACGATACAAACTAGTCTGGATCTTTGGGTCCGTACACCCGGTCAATGAGATCGTCGTGCTCAGTATTACGCACAATGTTATTAATTTGAATAGCATCATCCTTCTCCTTTAAGACCTCATCCTTTATATCGCTCTTTACCTTAGCCTTACCCTGGCGGTAGGCAAAGAAGATTGCCCCCATACCAGTGATAAGCTTGATAAGGAACTGAACTAACTCAGTATCACTTAGCAGTTTCAACAACATTAGTTTTCCCCGTTGAATCGAACTTAATCAAGATGTCAGTGATAGCACCTGACTTGTCTTTGATTACTGTGTCAGCTTCTTTAGCCAAGTCACGCAACGACAATGGTGTAAAGTGGAATACCAAAGCCATGACGCCAGTGACAACAGCCATACTAGTATCATTATCAAGACCAGTAAGAGCAGTAACAAGGAAAGCAAGGATACCTGCCAAACCACCGGCAAGAGCATCCCTGTTAGGAAAGTATTTAGAACTTAAGATTTTATCCAATACCGAACTCATCGTTTATTTCTCCATTAAAAAGCGCCTCTTCTTTTTCACGTCTACCCACTAGGCCTGGACTGATGCGCTTTGTTCCATTCTTAGTGACCTTAGTAAACCCTCTTTCTTTATCGAATGCCTCTCGCTTGAACGTATCCATGTCACCCTCATTAAGGGCAGCAAGGGCACGAGACTTACCAAACGCAGAGGTACCTACGTTGTACACCAACGAGACAATAGCATCCAGTTGATGAGGCTCAAGCTTAGCCTTAACGTTATCCTTTACCCAAGGGATGATATCCTTCTTGATGTGCTGTCTCAGTAAACCGTCCGCCTGTGGTTCAGTGATCTCATCATCAGGATCAGCGATACCCCTAGTGCCATAGCCGATAGACAGAGCACCGAAGTCATCATACGGTTTAGCTTGAAAGGTTTCAAACCCTTTGATCAAGTTAACACCACGTTCAGTGACGTTAAGAACCTTTTCCTTTGCAGGTTTAAACACAGACGAGAAGTCAATAGTGTTGAAGTCTACACCATCTGGAAGTTCTATTCTTGCTTGTTGACCATCAGGTCCATTGATATTATACTTTGGCATATGGTTACTTACCTTTACGGGGTGAGACTTTACCAGTAGTGGGATCGTAATCAAGATCAATCCAACTGCCTTGGTTCTCGTCCACCTTCTTTGTTTCGTTAAAGACATTATCTAACTCTCCACTGACAATAGGTTTAGTGTAGTTAGGATCAGTAGGCAGACCCAGACTATCAATAAGGTATTGCTTTACCTCGGCTTCTTTGTGTGAGCCACCGAGTAATGTAACTGCCTTAGTACTGGTTGTCAAGGCGTTGTTCAGTTTAATAATCTTAGCAAGGTCAGAAGACTTAGCGCCTTGAGTAGGGCTGAATCTACCAACACTTGGGTTGTATTGTAACGGCACATCTGACTTATTAAAGTTATCCATAATGTAACCCATACCAAGGTCACGCATTTGAATAGCAGTGTCTCTGGCCTGAGGGCCTCTAAGCTTCATAAGCTGTACACCAGCAGGTTTGTTAGCAAACAGATCCATTACATACTCCTTGTCTGAGTCACGCATAGACGTACCAGCAAGCTTACAGATCTCACCACACGCCTTAACGTACGTAGCCTTAGAGCTATCCTGAGTCAATGGCTTCTCTGCCATCTGTTTAACAGTACCAGTAAGGATACCGGCCACTGCTTTCTTATCGCCAACAGCTAGGCTACCAGTGTCAACAGACCCATCAAGGGCACCGTTAACAGTATTGACTTGCATCATCTTAGTTACAGCAGCACCTACCTTAGTCTTAAGCTGGCTACCTAGGCTAGCCCCACCTTCAGTAGGTTTATACAGACTAACGTTAGCAATCAAAGGAGCTACTGCATCCGAGCCAAACTTGTCAGCCATAGCTGTTAACCAAGGAGCAGACTCCTCAAGGTCAAGACCCATTGAAGTTGTTACTTCCTTAACGATACGTGATCTGTCACGCATAGTACCGAACTTCTCATCAGTCAACAACTCTAGCTTAGCTGTAAAGTAAGCGTCTTGTTGGTCTTTAATCTTCTTGATATCATCAAGGTCACCACCTGACGTGTCTGTCTCAGGGATAACTACTTGGTTCATCCATTGAAGACGAGCTTGATTGACCATCTGTTGAGTACCGGCCAACTTCTGAGCATCTGTCAATGTAGCATCAGCAGTAAGCGTGTTAATCTTTGAGTCCAGTGAAGTCATAAGGATACTGCGACGCTCACTCAAGCTCTGATACAACCTGCTAGAAGCTTCAGCTTTAGTCGCCGCGGGGTCTTTAAACCTAGCTTTAAACTCCTCAGCTTTAAACTGCATCATCATGTTAGTAGTAGCGTCTTTGTCTACACGGCCTTCAGCATCACGGATCTCAATACCATAACTCATAGCTTCTTTAAAGGTGTTGTCCTTTGCTTGCTCTTCAATACGCATAGGATCGACAGTAGCATCAAACCCCATCTGGCCAGGCATGCCACCAAACTCTTGGTTAACACGCTGTCTAATGTTATCAGCAATGCTTGGGTAGTCAGCCTCATACGAGCGAACCTTGGCATTGAGACGTCTAAAAAACTCACCACTTGACTTGATAGTGCCCTGTTTATAGGCGTCACTGAGGCGTACGTATTCATCCTCAAGACCTTGCTCGATCACAGTAAGCTTCTTGGTATCTTGGGCTTCCTTGTAAGAAGCGACCAATGGGCTGACTAGGGCGGACAATCCACCTACGATAGCAGCGGCCGAGTTAGTTACCCCTTGCTCCCTTACTTGGATTTGGTTCTTTGGAGTAGAGAGTTGGTCTGTTAATTGAGCCATATTACTTAGCTACCTCTTCTGGTTTAATATTTGATTTGTATGTAGATACGTTAGAGTCAAACTCACTGCGTTCAAGGCTGCGTTCAATCATGTTATCATAGAATGGACTACCACCTAAACCTTTAGAGTATTCTTTTATTACGTTATCTCTGAACTCAAAGTCAGTTCCTTCAAGCAAGAACCTGTTAAGCTTGGCATACGATTCCTCTGCCTCGGGGTCCTTAGATGCGCGTAGGCTGTTCTCTACCATCATCCTAGATACCATCTTAACATCTTCTTCGTCGCTTTTCAAGCTTTTATACATTACCCACGTATCAACTTCAGGACTTAAAGGGATACCAAGAATAGAAGCGATACCCTCAGGAGTACCATACTCTTCGCCCTCACCTAAGCGCATGCCATTACGGCTAAGCAACAAGCCTTGTTTAAGTACCCAAGCTTTCTCAACGTCTGAGAATGTCTTAATGTTACGGGCTAAATCATAGCCAACAACCTTCAAGTCCTCGCCTGTAAGACTGCCTTCACCAACAGAGTCACCAATGAACTTCATTGAACGGTAGACATCTGATACTAAGCCAGTATTCAAGGCTGCACCTGGGCCACCGATGGCTTCGACAATACTGCCTTCAGCAGCAAGCTTGAAGAACGAATCCCAAGCACCGCCGATACCTGCTCTTGAACCAAATGAAGTCTTAAGTTCACCCTCAGTAATCCAATCGAGCATACCGTCCAGCATACCTGTCTGCATTGTCTTGATAGCAGCTGGATCTAGTTGTGTTTTATTGGTTTCTTGGTATGTTGTTACAGCGTAGTCCACTGCTTGACGACCCAATGGGATACCAGCACCGCCATAAAGCATGATAGCACCAGCAGCCATACGAATGCGCTCAGCTTGACTAAGCTTAGACCCAGGAAGTAAGCCCATAGCTTGGCTATAGTTGATACCGTACTGTTTAAACTGGCCAATTACCCCTGGTACACCACTTGATAAGGCGCTGCGACCAGCAGCGTACATGTCAAAGCTCAAGGTTGAGGCTCTGTCAAGCATTTCCTTTTCAATCTTAGGGTTAAGTTTAAGTAAACCAGTACCGCCTACCTTACGAAGTTGCTCTTCATAGGCAATCGAGTACGCAATCATACGGTTCCAACGCTCAGTCTCACGAAGAGGGATGTTACCAATCTGATCAATCAGTCTACCACCCTTATTAAAGGTGTCTGATACAAAGGCGCTCTTAGCTTTACCAATACCTAGTGGCACCTCTTGACTAAATCTAAACCCTTCATCCCCTACTTGAAGGAACCCTGAGTCTTGAGCAGACTTCATAAGCTGCTTGAAGTTATCTTTACCAAAGCCTTTAGGAGACTTAAAGAAGTTCTCTGCAATACGGTTGACCTGCGCCTCATCAGCATACAAAGCAGCCCTCATCTGTGGCAAGCGAGCCCATGAAGCAAGACCTGCTCTAGGAGAGATAGTCGTAGCAGCAACAGCGGTCTGAGCCTGTAAAAGAAACTGACCAGGGTTAAAGAAACCCATGTAAGCACGAGATGTCCAACGTTTCCAAGCACCAGCAAAGTCCTTATTAAAGAACTCGTAGTTACTTTGGTACTTGGTACCGATCTTGTCCTCTACTACCTCAGCCATACGACTGATCAGATCATCCTGTGCTTTAGACTCGAACGTACGTACGCCTAGCTGGCGAACAATGTTGTTACGCAAGTCATTGGCCTTACCAACAAGCTCTGATGACGTTGAGTTCTTCCACTTAGGATTGAACAGCGCGTCACTTGCAGTCTTGTTCTCTAGCTGAGACTTGAATGTCTCGAACCATTTGTCTTGTTGTGTAACACGATAGTCGTAGTAAGCGCCTGTCTTAACTGCGTTAGTCACAGACATAGACATAGCCTCGAATGGATCTAGTACCTTGGCATCCATCTCATCTGGACCAAGTAACAAGTCACCCCGTTTGCCAGTGTACCGTTTATTACGGTTAAGCATGAACTTGGTAGAGTCATCAATAACAACATCCTCTTTACCAAGGAAGCTGCCAGTTGACTTAGTCGAAGCAGCAGGTAATTCGCCATCACGAACCAGTTCAAACGGAGTGTCTTCCATCAAGGCACCATCATCACGCAATGCTTTCCAATGATCGTAGTCAGCAATCTGCGTCTTGGCTGTAAGCTTCTGGAACTCTTGTCGCTGAGCAACAGTAAGAGTGTTAGCATCAAGCTCTTTACGGTTAGCCTTAACGAACTGACGTAACTCTTCCATGTCGTTGACCCACAGCTTACCATCTTTAGCAGACAGTGTAATACCATGTGTCATAGGATCTAATTGATAAGCCGAACCATCAGCGCGTGTGTAGATACGTGCCTGTTTAAGGAACAACGAACCTGTTGGGTAGATACGGTGACCACCGGCTACGTAACCAAGCTGTTCCCACGCAAGAGGACCTGTCTTAAACTCACCCTTCTTACCAAGAACAACGTTGATGTGTTCACCTTCAACTTTAGGCAAGGTAGTAGCGCCCTCGTCAATGTAGAATGCTTGGTAACCTTCGCCTTGTAACTTAGTCCATTCATCAGCAGTCATACCATTACGGTACTTACCACTTGTGATGTCGTACATCTTAATCGACTCAACTTGTTCCAATAAACTCAATGGTTTAGCGTTACCTTTGAAACCAAGCTTACCAATCTCAGCGTTAAGATAACCTTGACGAGCACGAGTTGTATAGATACTGCGGTTACGAGTCAACCAATCAAAGTCATTCAGTTGCTTAGCAGTGTAGTAAGCAAGCTTCTCTTTAGGAGAAGGAAGTTTACCAGCAACGCGTTCCCATTCAGTATCAAACTGAGTAGGAGTAAGCCAAGCTTCATTCTTATGGGACATCTCAAGCATAGTACTAAGCTTCTTCTTAGACGCTCCGCCTAAACCAGCAAGAGGTTTAAGCAACTCTTTATTAATCACAGAGTTAAGCTTAAGCAGACGAGCACCGGCTACGTTCTGGGCTGAGGCAAGCTCACCAGGGATGAAGGAAGACGGAGTAAGCACAGGGTTAAGGAATGAGGTACCGATATCACCTACATCGTAAGCAGATACTACACCTTCTTCTTTAATGTTGTGTACTTGCTTAACAAACCATTGACCAGAGCTATCTTGGAAGGGCTTAGCGCCAAGCAGTTTTAGTCTTGATGCGCCTTTCAAGGCAGCGTCCTCTGTACTCCAACCACCAGTGCCATTAGCTTTACCAAACTGTACTTCCATGGTATTCATACCGGTTAGGTTATCCACACCAAGTACCTTAGTATCCATAATCTGATTAGGGTTGTACAGGCTAGCAATCTGTTTAGATGTTTTCTCTACAGCAGTAGCAAGTTCTTCTTCAGACAAGCGACCACCCATCTGGCGAAGGCTTAGGGCTTCCATCGACAGTTGTTGTTGGTTGTTCAGCTTACGAAGGATGTCACCACTGAGGCCTACTGATAAACTATCCAGTGTAGGAGCCTGAGAAGGTAGCATAACATCAATAGCATGATAGGTCTGAATGACATCAGAGGCTGGACTTGCTCCTTGCGCTGTTTGTACAGCAATGGTTGACGCCAAGTTACGATTAACTGGAGCCATGAATTTAATAGGGTTCTTATTAGCAGTGAGCAAAGCTCTTACACCCATACCTGCTTCGAATAACGAGCCAGCAGCACCGGCTACGTCACCAAGACCAACACGAATGTTCTCACTTGTTACGTCAATACCCTCAATTGACTCCTTAAGGATGTCTGCCATAACTTTAGGGTTATTAAGAACACCACTCTCATTAAGGTTAGCGACCCAACCATCTACCTCAGCCTCGAACTGATCAATAGGCAGGTTAAACAAGTAGTCGCGCTTCTCTTGGCGGCTTGCGCCAGGGTTAAACATTGAGGCAGTAGCCTTCTTACCTAGCTTAGAAGCGGTAGCTGTCTGAATAAAGGGCATCCAACCAAGCAGCGTATCAACAGTAGCATTAATAGAACCTACAGTATTACCGCTGTCTAAGTATACCTGCTCTAGATCGTCGATGCGCTTCTGAAGGATAGCAACCTTAGACTGTCTATCACGTACGACGTCACCTACTTCAGGAGTCCACTCAGAGATGTCTGCCTGAGTCTGGTCTTCCATACCCATGTCGTACAAAGTGTTAACACCCTCTTTCTCAAGGGCATTAGTATCAGTACCGGTTACATAATCAAATGTACCATAGACACCAGTCAGCTCATCAAAGGCTTGTGCTTGTCTTTGTTGTTTATCATAGCTAATACGTTCTCTGATCTCAGGCTCACGGCCATCAAGGATCAAAGCGTGGTTCTCTTGAACCTTCTGCTCAAGCTCTTCAATGGTTCCACGGCCTTGACCTACTACAGCAAGAGCAGCCAGTGCTGCCGTTGTACGTGTTGAGTCAGACGGTTGTTTAGAAGGAGCAGCCATAGCGTCAAACAAGGCTACATCGTTCTCAGGATCACTGAACAAAGCCTCACTAGGCGCGACAGTACCCTCGTCAAACACGTTAGGTAATACTTGTTCTTTTAAATCAGCCATTATTTATTCCTAAATACACTCGTGGTACCATCGTTCCAGTTAACTGTAGTGGGTGTACTCTTCATACCTTCGAATAAGGTACCGAATCCACCTGCTGAACTAAACATCTGTGCACCGAACCCTGCTACTGCGCCGTAAGTCTGAGCAGATGACTGGGCTTTGTTAGCTTGGTAAAGAGCTGCACTAGTCTGCCTACTATACATAGCTTGATTGTCAAGAAAGGAAAGGTTTGAAGACAGCTGAGATGAAATAGATCCTGCTCCACCGATAGCAGCACTGGAACCACCAGCTCCTTGGTTCTCACCTGCCTGTGTTACTGCTGCCCTACGGATACGCGCCTCTCTCATAGCGTCACGACGTTCTCGTGCTTGCTTAAGTTGATCCGACTTTTGTTGGGCTTGCAGGGCTCTATTCTGAGCTTTACCTGCGTCCTTCTGTGCACTCATAGACTTAACTGTGCCGTAGGCGCTTACCGCCAAGCTACCAATTAAAAGCGCCGTTTCAATACCCATCTTACAATTCTTTCCTTACTATTGCAAACTTAATGTTGCCTTTGTTATCGTGGATAGCTTGTGTCGGTACTAAACCAAACATACCTTCCCACTTAAGTATACGCTCTTCATCGGGTACAACAGCAAACAAGTACCTTACTCCCTTGGATTTGAACCAAGCACATACCTCGTCAAAGTCTCGGATCATTCTTTTGTATGTAGACGGTGTAAACTTAAAGCCTTCATTGAAACCAAAGTGAAGGAAGATCTTACCCATTACATGAATGTCAGCATACAGAAAGCAGCCATCTTTAGACGTAGCCAAAGGTACACGCGTGGTCTCATTATACTTCTGAATTTCCTGTATAGATAATTCCCCATCCAAGTAGGTTGAAGTCTTTTCCAGACTCACTTGAGAACTTGAGTTGGAGTGACCTACCACGCCCTCTGATACGGGACTTGGCAGTTGCGAGGATGTTACCTGGGTTGTATTCAAGGGCTGTTAACTCCGGTGTTGGGTTGTACGTAGACCTAGATCTGTACACCTGTTGTGTGGATGACCACTTGCCACGGTTACCATGGTCTGACCAGTCCCATCTAGCCTGTAAGTAAAGGGCTGAAGGGAAGTCTAACTCAAAAGAACCGTCAGGCTGTGGGACATATTGTGTCTCAGTACGCTTGCAGTGGGTAATAATATAAGGTGCTTGCTTCTGGCGAACAACGTCACCTTGAAGATCGTACCCTGTAATAAGGAAAGAGTCGTAGTCTAAACCTCCTCCCCCACTTACTATAGTATCATATGTTTCCCAATCTGTAAAGGACTTATTACTGAACAGACAGAATGTTAGGTTATTAGACTCTGCTAAGGCCTGATCTGGTACGATACAAACGAACTTAGTAAAGTTCACGGCAGAGGTAGAGCCAATAGATACACTAGCGCCAGCCACTACTTCACTGCCATCAGTTGTTATGACGTTATCAAGGTTAGTTACAATGACGTTGCTGAACTCGCCCAGTGTAGTTGAACTTGTAGAGCTAAACGCACCACACAAGTAAGGGCTAGAGCCAAAGGAAGAGGATACCGACCAAGTATAGAACGCACCAATGGTAGTGTTGAAGTTAAGCACACGGTTGTAGTAATACTTAGAGGTGTTATCCCCATCAGCAGTTGTCGTATCTTTGTAGAGCCAGCTGATTACCTTAGTTGCAGTATCGTAGTAACCGATAGATGAACTCTTATCAGCTTGAGGAATGGCGTTGTAGAATGTCTTGATAGTTGTATCTGTGATGTTAACAGGGATAGCATTACCGCTTACACCATCGATATCAACACGGAAGATACCGTTCTCAGACCACCAATAGACAGTGCCCTCAACAACTACCCATGTAGTACGGCTAATGATACCAGCAGATGTGAGTTTGCGTACTGAGAAGTCAGTAGCCTTAAAGCCGCCGTCAGTACCGCTGATAGTCCAGACACCGTTGTTAGCAAGCACGATTAACCCTGCGCCAATCGGTACAAGCGCAAGGATAGTACCAGCTTCAGGGATTGGAATGACCATACCGTCTGTGTCGATAAGATCTGAGATGTCTTCTGATGTAGGGTCAGCATCTTGGTAGCATTTACCAGAGTTAGCCAACCGGTCGTCAAGTACTTCAGAGATATAAACTGAGCCCAAAGCACCGTAAGCCACACGCCCTGCGTATGAAGCCACAGCAGCAGGTCTAGTAAGAGTACTTACTGTAGGGATACCTGTAAGGCCACTTGCAGTGTTACGATCCTTTGAGAAGGCATCAAGAATATAGTGCCCACGAGGAGCTTGAGTAGTTCCTAATACTGTGCGGCGTAGAAGAGCTACGTTAAGGGAGCCATCAGTAGCGCTCTTAGCTGCTTGCCATTGTACGTTGTTAGCTGGGTACTTAGCGGCAGCAGTGAAGTATACTGTTACTGGGTCGTAGGCTGAAGGGGTAAGGAACCAGCCTTGGTTGTATAAGTTGTACTGGTGTTCAGTGCTTAAGGTAGCAGGTTCATTGTCAACAGCCAAACCATCGTCAACACCCTCCACGTCTCTTACTCTAATCGTAACTTCAGTAACAGCAATAGAGTCAGTACCCTCAGTGTATCTAATAAAGATAGGGTCAATTGAAGGGCTTACGACATAAAGAGCACCACGTGCAGTAGTAGTACTGATCCTGTCTTCAGAAGTAGACGAGGCACTGGAGGCAATGTAGTCGTCAAGGTCTACAGTAAAAGACTTGACGCCTGTTGATAAAGGTGCTACTGCTTCATCGTAGAAGTAAAGCATGTTACCAAGTTGCACACACAGGAAGTTCATGTTACCTTGGTTACCTACTGCCTTCCAAGAAGCAGTGTAGACAGCAAAGGTATTGAGTTCCGTGTTAGTGACAGCGGCACTTGATAAGACATAGCCAGATTCAAAGTCAGCACCGAGCCGTCTACGTCTGTTACCTTGTGGGTAAAGGACGCAGTTATCCTCGTCAAGTGAGGCGTTAGGTGGGAAGGTGAGCTCAGTAGCCTCAGTGATAAGCCCTGCTACGAAGGTGTTGAACTGGGCGACTTGTTTCGCTTGAGCCATTTGTGATTCCTGTATGGACCAACCTTGGAGTTGGACTTGCGACCTTGTGGGCAGCGTGGTTTGAACTTAGGTCTTCCGTCTTTATGGAAGGGGTGCTCTATTTTAGGTGTGTAGTATCTAGTGACTTGATCCAAGGCGTGGGTTAAAGTAGTAAACATTCCGTCTAAAGCTTTAGGTACTCCACCTATTGGAGCAGCACACTCCCACATACCCAACCTATTCTCTCTCACATAGTAGTGATGAGGATCAGGTGGATTGTGATCAGCGCCTCCGTCCAAAGTTTGTACCGCGATCCGTTGGCGTATCGACGCGATGTCTATTGGCTTGGTAGAAGACCCTTTGGCGACGCGCTTGTTGTTCCGCTTTGGGGTGGCTGGTTTGTTTGAGTTCGGCATAGGCCCACGACTTACATTCGTTGATATACAAGGGGAACATATTATCATCCATGTCTGGGATGAAGTCATCTTCTTTACTGAAGGTAGGTAATTGTCTAGCAATAACAAGAGCTTTAGATGTTTGAAGCGTTGACTCTACCGATACCGTATAGGAGTCAAAGATCATGTACTCATCATCAAATGAAGTCCAGATGTCAGGCATCTTATCGTTACGACAAAGTATCTTTACACCGGACGGATCAACCACTGTGTCTATGTTACCTTCAGTACCGTCATAAGATACCATACGTTCAATGAAGCACTCGGGCGGTACCCATACTACATCACGGTACTCAACAGTATCAGTCTCAGACATATTGTAACGCACTGTGTTAATGCGGCTTACTCTAGCTGGGAGCTTAAGGTAGTTAGGGAAGTTGATATCAGCAAGAGCCTCCAGTTGAAGAAGGCCTACGTGCTCAGGGATATCGTTGTTGGTTACTAAGTTGTAGTACACATCCTCACAGATGTCAGCTACTTGCATGGACTCTACAGTATCCCCGATAGACGTAACTTCGTCTGAGTCAGTGGAGCCCATAACCTTTTGAACTACTTGAAGCAATGTATATTTAGCCAAGACTTGTTACCTCCAAGGTAAAGGACTTACTGAGAACGGTTCTCAAGTAGTCTAATGCTTTCTTTGATTCTACCACACCTACGCTGTTATGTCTAGTACCAACTAGTATACAGCCTTCAGTATCTTCGATAGTGTTGCCAGCATGGATTAGGATAAAGGAACGGCCAGGCACTTCTTCTACGTGCCATACGTCTTTAAACTTAGTCCCACTGTACTTGTTAGCAGTATAAGTTCCTGCTGGAATGCAGCTGATCTTAGACTTGTTACCAAGCCAAGGCTCTTCTAACGTGACGCACAGGACTTTACCATCCAGTATAAGTCTACCGAATGTACCGTCTCTGGTCTCTTTAAATCTATCCAGTATAACTTTCATTACAACCTACGTCTACGTAAGATAACAACAATACCTTGACCACTGGTACCCGAGCCATCCCAATCACTTGTATCCCAAAAACCTGACCAAAGAGCAAGAAGCATTAATCCACCATTAAAGTATTAACTGTAGTGACTACGCCATCTATATCTATAAAAGATTCAGCAAGCCACAGTCTGCCATCGTCATCTCGGAAAAAGCATTCACCAGTTTTCATTATGAAATTCCTGTTAAAGTTAGCTCACCAAGAACTGCGGTTGTCCCAGCAGTTGAGACAATAGCCCTTGCAAACTTCCATTGCGCATTCGTGTATGTAGCAAATGCTATACCTGCCACCGTTGCCACCGTGGTCGTATCTGTAAACCAGTTTGTTCCGTCAGATGAAAACTGCATCGATATAGTTGCAGGTGCTACCTGTGAAACTGTACGAACTTTCAGATTGAAATCATTACAACCATCAACAAAGAATGTAGGCGTTGTGCTGTTTAGTGTATTAAGAACAATTGTTCTGTCAATAAACTGTGCGCGCAAAGGGGCATCATCAGAGCGTTGTAAACGGTTAATTGCGCGTGTGAATGAGGGTGTCGTACCTGTTAACGTCTGGACATAGCGGACACGGTTGCCACGTAAAGTTAGCGGGAAAGACCTGTAAGCCCCAGTCGCAGTGATTCTTGGAAAGTGGTAGACATCATACCAGTTTGTACCGCTGTCATCTGATTCCTGTATCACTACATCTAGCGTAGGGTTTGTTCCAGTGACAGCAGTTACAGGGATCTGAACAACATACGTTGCTCCAAAGGTTGGGGTTAATGTTGCCGTTGTAGTCGTAGTTGTAATAGCCGCACTAGCAACATCAGCAACCAATAATGGCTGTTGCAATCCCACGTATCCGATGTTTGCAGTTGAAGCCGCAATAGTAACAGAGCCAGATACAGGCTGAGTAGCACTTACTTGAGCAGCGGGTATTGGTTCAGTTGCGTATGTGCCTTGAACAAATCTCCATGATTGAGTGCCCGAAGTTCTAGCAGTTGCTCTAACACGGACGCGCTTCAAAGCATTTACAGACATCTCCCAACCGTATACAGGTTGTGCTGATAAGCTACCTGTGGCTGTTTCAATCGTGTTTGCGTTTGAACGAACAGCCTGGATACCAAACCAGTTAGTGTCCCCTGTTGGTTCAATAGAACCTTCAAAGGTACAGTTTATTGCTGAAAACGTGCCAGTACAGAATGCCATAACGTTTGACGCTCTTGACACATCCCCCGATACAGTACCACCAGCAACAGGAGTCCCGATGGTTGCCTGAATTGTTGTAATGCCCCCAGTAATATCGGGATAAGAAGCTGGCTTTGATGCAACTTTTAAACGCCCTTCCTCATCCATATTAAATGTGTTTAGGTCGCCATCAGCTACTGCCGTACTGTCACTGTCACGCCTTTTTCCGAGTATAAGCTGGCCAGACAAGCCATCGGTAAAGGGTGCGTTGTGGTTGTAGATAGTACCAGCAACAGTCTCGATAGCTGTTTTAATTTCGAGTTGCGTACCCTCTTGTGTCGGTAAAAAATCTGCCATATTAACCTACTAAATTTACTTCGTATACATAACCGTCGTCGAAGAAGACCTCAAGTTGTTTAGCAAAAGCCAGTGCATCATCACCAGTCTCTATAATGTTACCTAGTGTGTCTCGCTTTAAGGCGTAAGACAGGCCAGTAGGTGTGTACATCCCGGTCTTAGTGTCAGACTTCACAATGCTATAGATCATTCTTGTTCTCCTTAGTTGTAATAGATTGTACCGACTACTTGACCAGCAGTAACTGCTGTAGTATCAAGGTCGGCAGGTAATCCAGTAATGCCGTAACCCATACCACCAGTAGAACCGTAAGTAGAAAGGCCAGATGTAGCTGCACTTAGTATAAAGTAACCGCCTGGTGGAATGCCATGCACTGCAACAGGGGTATCTGTACCAACAGTAGGAGTAGAGCCCTTGCTGTACAACTTAAGATAAGCCCATGTTGTACCGGTGTTTACCAAGTGCGCGTAGTAAATGTTGTTTAAGAATGAACTCATCATAGTAGCGTTAGTAGTCGCCAGAGAGATAACTCTAGCTTTACCGCCGGAGCTATTGTGACCAGCAGAGCCAAAGGCAGACACAATGTTTTTAGTGTACCACACTTGGTTAGTACCTGAGTTACCGCCTTGGTTGATTAGCGGCGATGCAAATGGCGTGGCTCTGACTGTTACAGTTGCTGTCGAGTTACCAGTAGAGTGTACTCTAACAAGCGGCATAGTAAACGCCAACGCAACAACACTTGATGTGGACACGCTACCCGTAGTACCAACCTGCTCACTCCATGAACCGAAGTTCGTAAAGAAGTATTTGAACCGTGTCCATGTTACGCCACCATCACCAGAACCTTGTACGTCAACTGTACCACCGGAGTGAGCGGAGAAGTGAACAACAGCAGACGCGTAATTCTCCATTGAGAACATTGCTAGAATATCTGAGGCGAATGTACAGGTAAACGTAGCCCCTGTGCCGCTACCCGTTGTAGACCCCTGTGTAAGAGTTCCAGATGTAACACTATACTTACCGATGGTTACTACCTCAACAGCAGTAATCGCACCAGATAGAACAGCCTTGACTCGCAATTGTGCAGCAGTCGCAAACGTACCACCCGCCAGAGTGATTACATCATCAACGGCGTAACCAGTACCAGCAGCCAGAATTACAGCAACTTGCAATGTACTACGATTTGACGCGGCAATAGAATCAACTGGAAACGTCTTATCACCTAGTTGAACAACCTGACGATGTACAGTATCTTCGCCCTCAGCGATCTTTACTGTGTCAATCTTGTTGCCAGAACTATTAGGTGGTACTTGTGTATAAGCCATTTAATTAACCTAAGAGCTGTTTAAACTTAACTCTTGTTGCTTCGATCTCTAGTTCCAAAGTCTCAAGTTCTTTACGCTTAGCTTCTACAGCCAGGTCCAGATTCTTAAGAGCTACCTCACCGGCCTGTACCTTAGAAGCTGTGTCAGCAATCACGTCTTCCATAGCACGGATCTCAGCATCTTGCTTAGCGATAATCTTAACTGACTTAACTTCAGCAGCTTGAACAATAGAAACAGCTTTAGCTTTAGCATCACTGAGTACAGCGGCTGCTTTATCTTTAGCTTCTTGGTGTTCATCAGCTACCAAGGCGAGCATACCTTTAGCTTCTACTTCTTTGACACGCGCTACGTCTACAGCTGCAAGTAGATCTTTCTCTACCTGCGCTAGGTTACGAAGCTTAGCTGCCAGCTCAACGCCATCAGTAAACATCTTGTACATACGGGCACCCTTCTCTAGGGTATCAGTCATCAGTTGTAAATCTTGTGTGTCCATATTAACGCGCCCCTCTGCAAGCGATTGAGATTGTAAGAGATGTAGTACCGTCACCGGCTGTTACTCTTGGCCTAATTGATTTAGGATTCTCTGTCAGCATTTCAATACCACTGGCTGTAAAAGTAAGATTATTACCTTGAGGGTCGTGTAAAGGATCATAACTTACAAGAAGGTTTGAACCTTCAAGTATAACAGTACCGCCTACACCAGGAGTACCAGTTACGTGTACAGTCTTGTCAGCAAAGGTAGGAAGCTCGTAAGCTTCACAAGTATCAGCAGTAGTTACATCTAACCAAGACACAACCAAGAAGTCATTAGTCCCGTTAATCATACTAGCAGTTGGTTTAATTACAGCCATATCAGTTATCTCCGTTTGTTAAATTTCATAGTAAGCGTTAAGTTTACCAGCGTCAAATACACCAGCTCCACCAACAGTAGTCAGACGTACACGATCTAAAGCAGAGCTTAAAGTAAGAAGAGCACTGGCTGTAAACATAGACACAACGCCAACTATGTTACCTGTAAGGACTCCATGCCATGTGAAGGTTGCAGGATCCACAAGAGTAAGCACGAGTGTGAAGTTTACTAGATCGGCCGCCGTACGGGCGCCAGTTTCGCGCAAGATAATACCTGTGCTGGCGTTGGCTGTTGAAATTGCAGCTGCACCAAGGGTTGAAGCAGCACATTCATAACCTGTTGTAACTACAGTAGTGTTACCAAGTTGGATCTGCATAAGGGCAGTACTGTTTGTTGACACGCCAGAACCTACTACAGTCACACGTCTAGCTGCTGCTGGGATACCTGTCAAGTCTACTGTTGTACCAGATGTCGTAGCAATGACACCTATTGGTGTAACTTGTACACCAGATGGTAGCACAGTGCCAGTGCTTAAAGTCTTATTAGTCAAAGTTTGTGTATCGGTATCACCAACTACTGCGCCTGAAGGAGCTGTCTTACCAGCAAAGGCTGCAAGATCAGAGTCGTACGCCTGTACATCAGTACCAATAGCGAGGCCTAATGCTGTACGTGCTGCTGACGCGTTAGCTGTCGAGGCTAGTGTAATACCATATGCGGTAATAGTAGCTGCAAGAGAAGTAAGGTTAATTGAGTAGGCTTGTACGTCAGCGCCAATAGCAAGGCCTAGGGCTGTTCTAGCTGTAGCTGCTGTAGTGCCACCTGTACCACCGTTACCGATAACAAGAGGCAACACTAAACCTATTGGGTCGATAGCCAGCTGATCAGCGTAAGCTTTAGTAACTGGATCGCTAGAGTTAACAGGCGTTGCAATATTAAGGATGTGCATACCGTTCATATCTAAGTCGGCTTGCATTGAGTTAGGGGTAGAGCCATCCAAGGATAGTGTGTTATTAATGGCGTTAGTAATCTTCTCCATGTTGGAGTTGATAGTAGTCGATACTGCTTGCTCATTTGACAAGCTACCAGCTAGGTTACTTAGTGGATCAATCTTCATTTAAGTACTCCAAGTAAACCTGTTACGAATGCTACTATACCGGCTAGGCCAAACTTCCAGCGGTTAAGACTTTCGATGCTCTCTTCACAGCTTTCCATTCTATCTTTGCCGTTAGGGATAGACGTGGATTTAATCTCTGCTATGTCTTTTAGAATGTGTTCAAGTACTACTGAGTTACGCTCTAGCAAGACTCGAATGGTTGTTTGTTCGCTTACCATTAAACAATTCCGTATAATTTAAAGGTTCCTGCTGCAATATTACCAGAATCAAATTCTATTCTTACAGCGTTGATAGCCGTTACTGTACCTCTATACCCGTCAACTTTTTCGCAGTTGTCCCCGTTAAAGGTAGTTGCTGTAATGTTTTTATAAGTAGTTCCGTTAGTTAAACCAAGTAATTTAACAGTACCATTTGCTGCTGTTGAAGCGATTATAGAGGCATTTGCGGCAAGTATAAAACCAGCACCACTGGCGCTAGTGTAAGTAGGAGCCGTACCACCACCTACGTTATTATACAAAGCTGAAGTAGCACTGTAACCAGTAGTGTTGTAACTTGATCCGTTATTAGTAGATGTCAGCAGCAGTAAACCAGGGTTACCGGCAGAAGCGCGAACTTGGTAAAATTCAATCTCGTATGTGGAGTAAGTACTAGTGATTAAGCTAGTAAAAGAAATAGCTGCGCTGTTAGCAGCCGTCTGTGTAGAGAGAAGTACTTTAGAACCTTGAGCAGGAGTCTGCCAAGAACCAGAGCCAGCTCCGTCGCTTACGTATACTTGACCTGCGGCTGCTGTTGAAGCGCCTTTAGGTTCGTGTCTATCAGAGTCTGCAATGTTCTTGTGCTGAATATCTGCCATGGGTTTCCTCTTTTTACGTCATTCCCAAGGAGCTTAAAGACCCCTTGGGAAGCCGTTTCATATGGTAGCGTAGAAGTTATTAAGCGTCAGGGATCAAGACAGTAACTACCAACTTGCCACGACCGGCAGTAAAGGCAGCAGTATCATAGTCCACAACAAGTACGCTGTCGAAGGTAAGTGCAGTGTTAATCAAAGCACCAGCACCAGTAATCGTAGCGCCGACAGTAGCCATCGAAGCGACAGTAGCCGCAGCAATGAAACCATCTTCGTCAATTACAGTACCGTCAACCTTGGCAGTACCAACGTCAAGAGTAGCAGTAGCACCAGTGAACGCAGTCGTTACAGTCAAGATAGCAGACTTAACGATAGCACCCGCTGGCAAGATTACGCTAGGAGTTTTATTCAAGATACCGAACGTAGAAGGGACTTCCGTACCTACGATATCAAATTCGTAGACTTTAAAAGCACCTGCTTGCGCGGGTGAACCTTCACGTGCCAGAGCAGCTTGATCCAAGCCGAACCGTACACGAAGGCCATCAGGGTTTGTCCAAATAGGCATAGTATTAGTTTCCTTTCGTTATTATACTTGGTCAGTGTCAGTAAGAACGGTTACCAAGTTCTCAGTGCGGAACAGCTTCAAGCCGTAACGCGCCGTGGTAACGTACTCATCACGCTGGAAGTCCATGTTGTACTTCGAGTCAACTTTAGGCATCTGTCTCCAAGCACCAACGAATGGAAGTACATCCGAATCCGCTGAGAAGAAGATGTTCGCTTTACCAGCAGCAGTGGTTTTAGCACCGATGGTCTCGTTAGCGTCAGCCAAGTTGTTCGAAACATAAACGTCAAAGCCGTATACGTTCTTAGTAAACTTCATACCAGTAGCAATGCCTGAAGATACGATACCTTCCCACATTGGGTTGTTTGATACGCTGGTCAAGTTGCTGAGTGTATTGATAGCATACTCTACCGAAGGATCAACGATGGCAATCAGGTTGCTGTCAGGAACGTTAGCCTTTTTCAAAGCATAGCGAGCTTTAGCAAAGTCAGCCAGAGCGATGGTCTCGTTAGTACCTGTACCTACAAAGCGGTGATCAGCGCCGTTAATCTGGTTGGCGTTGCTCAATGTTTGTGACATAGCAAGGTTCAGGATATCACGTTCAACACGTTGTTGGATCGCACGGTTCTGTTTAGGAACGAACTGTGAAACCAGCTGGCTCATGTAGAATGAGTCTTGCTTCATCTTGTTGGTGATGTACGTACCAGACGACAGGTACTCAGTGATCGAGAATGGGAACTGACCAGTATCCATTGCGCGGTATTTAACTGACGTGTCTTCCTCATACGTATCTACTTGCGCAGTACCTACTGAAGGGATCAGGAACTGATCACCATCTGGGAAGTCAGTCAACCAGTTAACGTACTTGGTTGCCATCAATTCTTCTTCTAGTACCATCTTCAACTGGTCAGACCATACGGTTGACCGGATAAGGTGGCTGTTTGTATCGGTTGAGAAACCGGACATATTTTATCTCCTATTACTTTTTATAGTACTCGCCAGCTAAAGCTTTAGAGTGAATCTCAGCTTGTACCTTAGGGCTCCAATACTGACTAGGGTTACTCTTACGCAGTGCGTCGAAGTAAGCCTTAGTACCGTAAGCAGCGCCTTGTCCTTGTGGGACAAAGGTTTGGGCATCGGTGTTCACTGTTGACTGGGTGCCAGTTTGTACAGTTGATTGTGTTTGTTGTGCAGCAAGACCTAACAATTGGTAAAGAGCTTTTGGATTCTTAGCAGCAGAGTCTACCAACCAAGATACGGGCATTCCAAGTTCCCGTGCCTTTTCTGTGATAGCTGCTTGAGCTAACTCTTTGCTACCAAACTTAGCCACGAGTACTCTGTCAGCTTCGACAAGATTAGCTTCATGGATACGCTTTGTTTCAGTCTGTTCAATCTCTCCTCTTACGAGGCGTGTAAGATCTTCAGCAGCAAGAACGCCTTGTGGGGCGGCTTGTTCAGGAGTGGTTACCCGTGCCTCTTTGATCTCCTTGACAACACTCTGTAGCGTCTGCATGTCTTTGCGCATCTCTGCATTCTCAGACTTAAGGCGCTCAATGAATTGATCTGACTCTAGCTTACCTGCGGCCAAGGCCTCGGCATCTTTGAACTTCTTACCCTCACCAACTAGGTTAGCGAGAAGTGAGTCGTTAGTAGTAATCGTAGTCAATACGTTGTCTGTCATGTTATTTATGGTCCATTTCTAAAAGGTCAATTACAGTTTGTAGTGCGCGTACGAACCCGTTGCGGTCTGCTGCTTCGTATGCCCAAGAAGGCGATTTATAGTCTTCCTTCTTAAAGACTTTATTTGCCTCAATCTTTTCACCTAGGATAGTTTGCAATCTATCTAAGGCCACTTGACTGTGGCGAATTGTTTCCTCAAACTTCTTACGCTCATCCTCAGTGCCTAGGTGCTTAGACCATTCAGTACTGATACGCTTACGCGATTGGGGTTGCGCTGTCGCCTGGTACGAGACCGGCTGGGGTTGCTGCTTCTGTTGCAAGTTGTTGCTGCCCTTCTTCCATTAAGCGTTGTGTATCCATCTGTTCGATAACGCGGATGTTGTCTCCGAATAATTCAAACCGTTGTAGGTCAAGGATATCTTCAGCTGCCTTGGCAAGCTTCTTACCACTGAGGTGTACATTGATAGCAGGGTCTTGGCCGACAGGCGATTGAAGTAACTGAACAAGGTTCTGAACCATTACTGCTCGTTTAGCAAAGTGTGACGCACCGATAGGACGAAGCTTACCTGATGCACGGATGTCATCTTTAGTGATGCTCTTGAACTGTACGACATCCACATCTGAGTCCAAGGTACGGATAAGCTCGGGCGTAGCCATGTTACGACGACCAACTTCAAGCATAGCGTTAAGGACTTTGGTTAGGTAGTCTGATTCAAAGTAAAGTGTTTTGTTCTGAAAGATGCGGCCAGCTGCGTTCTCGAGTGCTTGAACTTCAAAGGCTGTCTTCTCACCAGGGGTACGGATACCCATAGCTTGTTTAGGAGCGCCAGCCATCTCTTCCATCTTAGCTTCAAGGATAGCGATCTGGTTGTCCGCAGATAGTGCTGCTGGATCTGGGTGCATGAAGTCAACATCGCCCTCGTCACCAACATAGATACGTTCATGAGGTGCATACTCAAACGACTGTACGTCTCCACGGATCTTAAGCATTGGGAAGGCAATCATATCGAAGGCATCGGCCTTAAGGTTCTCAAGGTGATCGATACGGTACTGCATACCAACAAGGTTGTCTAAGGGACCCATAGCATAAAGGTTATCAGGTCTCTGCCTCCAACCACAATGGTAGAAGTGGTCAGTGCCAAGCCAGTTATCATTAGGTTTCTTGGACAGGATATAAGCCCTGTCGATTACTTTAATTACATGGTTCTCGTACAACTTGTCTTCTTCAATAGAATAGAAGTCGCCGTAGAATGTAAGGATCTCGACCATCTGGGATTGGTAGTAATGGGTAAAGCTCGAGAAGCCGTCCACTTGGAAGCCATGGTCTTTAATCACATCGCCTTCAGTAATCCCTTGAAGGGAACGGCGGCAGTCCATAGCTCTGGTAAAGGCTTTAGCTGCGTCCTCATCACCAGGACTATTGAGTAGATCGCGCTTGAGTTCGCCAATAGATTTGACTGTGCGTACAATCTTAGGGGTAGACTGGAAGTCAGCTGCGAGGGGGTTAAACACGATATCGAATGGGCTGATGCGTACAAGCTTGGGGCCTACGTAGCCTGGGTATTCTTCTTTGGTGGCTGGGTTAGTTCTTGTCTCATTAACAAACTCAACTGTAGAGAACACGTTCCCGTAGTCAATCCAGTCGAGAAGCAAGCGGCTGACTGTAGTGCGGAAGTCAGATGCCTCAGTCTTGTTGTACATGAATGCTTTGATAGTCTCAGCCTTAGCCTTAACAACTGCATCCTTATCCCCACCTTCCCAGTCAAGCCACTCATCATTAGGAAACAATGCACCCATGTAGTTAGCATGGAGGTTGTCTCTGATCTGGCATAGCTTAGGGATAGTAGTAGAGTTCTTCCAAGGCAATGTCTTGTTAGACGTCTTGGTTGTATCAGTGGCAAAGATGTAGTTACGGATCTCCAGCTTCTCAGCCATCCATGCGGCTCGAAGAGAGTTCCATTCCTGCCATTTACTGGCTAGCTCAGAGGCCAGTCTGTCGGCAGAGATAACATTGTTTAGATCAAGTGTTGTTGCCATTATATCTATTCTATCACGATTCTACTGGTGTGTCAATATCTAATATCTGAAATGGATGATATTTCTCACATTCAGGGCAAGTTACTTCACCTGACTGGTGGATATGAAAGGTTACCGAGCCGCACTCACACTCCCATACGGACATCTCTTCGTCAGCAATGATCTCTGGAAAAGCTATAATGTTACCCACTGATACCCCCAAATCTTGAATTGTAAATGATGTTACCTTGTTTAGCTTGACCACTTCCCATGCTGTAGGAAGGGGGAACACAGATACCAATGACAGCTGTAAGGGCATCCTTGATATCGTCATGAGGTGGATTCTGGAGAACTAACTCTTCTTCAAGTAGTTCGCAGTTACCGCCCTTGTAGTGCCAGATAGTCTGGTTAGTATAACGAGGTTCCAAGGTTGCACTGATACGCTCTTCCTTAGCACCACTAGATCTAGTAGGTCTGTGCTCATCAATAGAAAGGACTAAGCCATTAGGTTTAATGTAGTTGTCCTTCAGTTCCTTTACAATAACCTCTTGTGCTACGCTTACCTCAGCTCTTAGTTTACGGAATCCCCACTTGATCTGAAGCTCCACGATCTTTGCAAAGTAATCAGAGATCTTGTTAGTTTTAAATCGTTCAATGTCTAGGACGTATAGGTTGGACTGGTGGTCCATACCGACAACAACGATAGACGTAAAGTCAGCACGGGCCTTGGTTGAGAAGGCAAAGTCGATTGCAGCATAGATGTTAAGCTTGCGCTCACGTAGGTACCAGTGACCATTAGACTGGTTAAGCAGCTTCTTCTCGTAGTACTGGAAGCGCGACCGGTCGATGTTGGCAGTGCCTGAATCGTTAGGATCGTTATAGTACTGGGCTTTGAATTGGGTCTTGTCAATGTACTGGGCTCGCTTCTTGGCAAGGATCTCTTTGTTGAACCCAAACCATTTGCCATCAGGACGGACCTGGCGAGGCCACAGGAACTCTCCAGTGCCATCCCCCTCATCCTCTACCTGGCGTTCGAATACTTCGTATACGGGCCTCTTATCCACTACCTCGCCCTCTTCGTTGAATACTTCCTCGTGCATCTGAATAAGGGTGGAGTAAAGATCCTTTGGATGGTAACGAGTACCGACCACCCACTCTTGGGCATCAGTACCTTCAATGGAAGCAAGCAAGGAGTATTGCTCCTCAACCTTCTTACGGCCGTCAGGGGTATAGGCATTCTCTTGAACTACTACGTCATCAAGTACTGCTACGTCACAGTGGAAGCCAGTAAGGGAAGTTGTCAAGCCGCCAGTGAATACTGTAGCATCACGGATACCTTCCTTCTTACGCTTAGGGTGATCGATGGAGATCTCAGAGTTAGTCCACTTCTCTCGTTTACCCTCTTCCTCATTGATAAACTCAGGCCAATAAGTCCTGAAGACCTTTGAGGTAAGGATGTCTTTAATAAACTTAAGCTGCTTCTCAGCAAGGCCCGAGGTACTTGAGATGTAAAGGATGCGGATGTCAGGGCGACGAACGATCTCCCATACGCAACGGTAACCTACAAAGGCAGATTTACCATGGTCACGGGGGAGTAGGCACAGTTGATTGTCTCGAGCTTCCGAGCGTGTCCACCAGTTACAGAGATCCTCATGGACGTGACCAATAGCCCTGTGAGGGGCGATCAGTCTAACGAATGCAAGGAAGTCTCGCTCTGCATAGGCACGGATCTCAGCCCGTTTAGCTGCTGTAGTCTTGTTCTTGTCAGTTGACATGCAAGGTTCCCTTAACGCGTTCGAGGTCATCCATCATACGCTTCTCATCCTCAGACATCTGCTTAAGGTTACCGTCTACCTCATCCTTGGATGGGCGACCACGCTTCTTAGTTACCTCAGGGTCTTTAGGATACATAAGAGCAGCACCGGGCCCTACAAGGAACTTCTGGGCTGATAGGCGTACAGCAGAGCTATCACTTACCAAGGCTTCCTTCTCGATGTACTTAAAGGCTTTGGATCGGATTAGTTTGGATAGCTCAAGACGACAGTCCTCGATAAGGGGCTTGAGTCGGCCTGTTCTACAGATACGTTCCCAGTGAGGGATGGAGTTAAGGATGTACTTGGCTTGCTCGTATTCAGTAGGGTCAAGGTGTGAGAGGTAAAGCTTCTTAAAGGAGTAAAGGCCCAGCTCTAGGTTATCCTCATCCTCAATGGTAAAGATACAGTGCTCAAGGATAGCTCCATCAATACCATAGAACAGGGATACTGTATGAGGCATGACTGCTCCATTGGGTCCTATACGGGTAAGCTTAGCACGGTCTGCTTTGTAAGGCTTGAGAGTCATAAGGCGTATTTCCTCCAGTAGGGTAAAGGTAGTCGGGACGACACCACTCTTCGAGTGGCTATTAGACCGCACTTATACACTTATAAGTTACTTTATAAGTAATAATATTATAAGATAATCTATATACCTTACACTTATAAGTACCTTATAATGGCGCCAGGGCCTTATAAGTCAATACTCCCTTATAAGTTACTTATAAAGTAAATGTAATTAGATTATATTTTATAAGGTTAATCTATTAAATGTTATTCTGTTTAAGGAACCTTATAAGTACTATTCTATCATGTGTCTAAAACCTTGTCAAGTAAAATCGTATGCCCTTGTAAATCAAGGGGAATTTCTCCAGGAAATTTAGAGGCCTTAATAGAACTTCACCCACACTTCGCACCCCCTTACCCCACCCCTCAAGAAGCAAGTACCTTATAAAGTCAAGGCGTACACCTTCAAAGTCCTTCTCAAATCGTCGCAAGGCTTCTCAAATCGTAAACTTTACAAGATGAGAAGGT